ATGGAAAAGAATTTGTTTTTGATAAAGATAGACTTTGGATAAATAGAATAGGAATTTTAGAAGGTTTATTACAAAAAAAAGTAAAAATATTATGTCCTGTTAGAAATCCTGCTGAAATACTTTCTTCATTTGAAAAAATTCGTAAAAATAATCCTTTATTATTGACTATGACAGATGATGTTTTAGCAGAAACGTCAACTATAGCATCACGGGCTTTGCAATATTCTGGCCCAAATGGCGCTTTGGGTTTATCATATGCATGTATGAGAGATGCTATAACTATGGGATATTTGGATAGATTGTTATTTGTTGATTATAATAGATTTTGTAATAGTCCCAAAAGTCAATTAAAAAGAATATATGATTTTTTTGAATTACCTGCTTTTGAACATGATTTACAAAATATTGAACAAACTGAAATTTATGATGATTCAGCAACAAAACTTCCAAATCTACATAAAGTTAAACCAAAACTAGAAAAAACTACAGTAAATTGTGTTGAATATTTGGGATTAGATTTATATCAACAATATAATCGTGAGATATTTTGGGATGCATGGATATAAATGATATTAATTGATAATAGAGTTCGTAGAAATGTTTTAGTATCTACAGATCATGGATTGATGATTGTTAATAGATTTGATTGTAATCATGAACAAGTTGGACATGGACAATGGTTATTAGATCACGGAAGTGCATCATCAATTGAAGCACAAGAAACATATTTTTGTTTACGTGATATATCTGATCCAGTAATTTTTGATGTTGGTTCAAATATAGGAACATATTCAACATGGTTAACTAAAACTTTTCCGAATTGTCAAGTATATTGTTTTGAAGTTCAAAGAATAGTATTTCAGATGTTATGTGGTAATATGATGTTAAATAATTATCATAATTGTTATGCATATAATATGGCAATTGGTGATAAAGATGATTATATTCTTATTGAAGAACCTAATTATGAAAAACCCGAAGATTTTGGAATATTCAGTTTAATTGAAGATAAAATTTATAACAAATCAAATAAAAAAACAATAATTCCTATTATGAAAATTGATACATTTGTTGAAAGATATAATATCAATAAATTGGATTTTATAAAAATTGATGTTGAGGGTATGGATATTGATGTTTTGAAAGGAGCCCAAAAAACACTTGAAAAATACAATCCATATATATTCATTGAACATTCTGATAATAGAAAATCAATATTGAATGAGATAACTGATTTTTTGGGGTTATCTAAATATGAATTTAAAGTAATTGGAAATAATGTTTTAGCAAAACCTAAATAATGGAGATATGATGATACCAGAACATACTAAATTAAATCTTGGTTGTGGATTTAAAAAAATAAATGATTATTGGAATGTTGATATAGAGTCTAAATGTAATCCTGATGAGGTTGTTGATTTAGAAACAACACCATGGCCATGGGAAGATAATTTTTTCGATAAAATAAATGCAGATAATATTCTTGAACATCTAGGTCAAAATCCAAAAGTTTTTACCAATATTATGAAAGAAATGTATCGTATTAGTAAAGATGGTGCAGAATGGTTTATAAATGTACCACACCATAGATGCGATTTATATTGGGATGACTATACACATGTAAGAATATTAACACCAAAAACATTTAAAATGTTTGATCAAAAAACTAATGTTGAATCAATTAAAAAGAAATTAAGTGACAGTGTTTTTGGTTTAGTTCATGATATTGATATTGAAGTTACAGATGTTTCTTATAACATTGTAAATTATTGGTTAAAACAGCAAGAAGATGGTATGCTTGCTTCTAAACAATTAGATATAAATTTAAATACATTAGCAAATGTTGCAGAATCGGTAAATATATTTATTACTGTTCATAAACCTGGAAGATATTCTAATTTTTTACAGACAGGAATTCAGAATGACAACTAAAATTTTAATAATGGGTTTACCTGGTTCTGGCAAAACTTTTTTAGCACAAGAATTAAAAAACTATATAGAAAATAATTGGTCTATTCAAACTGTTCCTGTTGAAAAATTAATTTCATTTTCTGAATCTTTTCCACTTTACAGTAAAAAACCTAAAGTAAAATGGTTTAATGCAGATGAAATTAGAAAGGAATATAATGATTGGGATTTCAGTAAAGAAGGTAGAATTAGACAAAGTTTAAGAATGGCTAAATTTGCAATTGATAGTTTAGCTGATTATGCAATATGTGATTTTATTGCTCCATTACCAGAAATGCGTTATAATTTTAAAGCAGATTGGACAATATGGATGGATACAATTGATGAAGGTCGATTTGAAGATACAAACAAAATGTTTGTTAAACCTGATCTATACGATTTTCATATAAATGAAAAAAATGCAAAACATTGGGCAAAATATATAGGTAATCATATCATTAGTGAAAAAAGACGACCAGTATTTGATTGGCGTAAAGAAACTGTTCAAATGTTAGGACGTTGGCAACCATGGCATAAAGGTCATCGCGCACTTTTTGAACGTGCATTAGAAAAAACTGGACAAGTTGTAATTCAAATACGTGATTGTCAAGGATGGCAAAATTCAAATCCATTTGCTATTGAACAAGTTAAAAACTATATAAAACGTGATTTAGACCCACTTTATCAAGGACAATATGAAATACAAGTTGTTCCAAATATAGTTAATATCACTTATGGACGAGATGTTGGATACAAAATTGAACAAGAAGTCTTTACTGACGAAATTCATTCAATTTCAGCAACTAAAATACGTGAAGAAATGCATATCAATTCCGTTTTGACTAAATAGTGCATAAACACTAAAAGTCAAGGGGTTTTGATGGCTACACCAACAACAAGACAAGAATTCAAAAACTATTGTCTGCGTCGTCTTGGACATCCAGTAATACAAATAAATGTTGATGATGACCAGATTGACGATAGAATAGATGATGCTCTCCAATTTTTTCACGACTATCATTTTGATGGCTGTGAAAAAATTTATATGAAACATAAATTTACTCAAGCAGATATTGACCGTCGTTGGATTTATGTTCCTGATCCAGTAATCTTTGTTACGGGTGTAATGCCTTTTGATGATTCAAATTCATCAATAAACATGTTTGATTTACGCTATCAATTGCGTTTACATGATTTATACGATTTTACCTCTGTTTCTTATGTTTCATATGAAATTACAATGCAACATATTCGTACATTAAATCTTTTATTCTCAGGTACACCACAATTTAGATTTAATCGTCATCAAAATAAATTAATGTTAGATATTGATTGGAGTCGTGATCCCGTTGATAACAAATATGTAATTGTTGAATGTTATCGTAAATTAGATCCAGATACAATTTCATTATCTGGAACAATTACATCAAATACATCATCAAATACAGCAATAGGCACTGGAACAGTATTTGATCAACAAATAGTAGAAAATGATTTTATAAATTTAAGTGATGGTCAATCAGTTCAAGTTAGACATATAATTTCACCAACAGAACTACAATTAACAAATGTTGTTACTGCAAATGTAACAAATGTAACAATGACAAAAACTGGTATGTCTGATGTTTGGAATGATCGTTTTCTAAAACAATATGCAACAGCAAAAATCAAAAAACAATGGGGTGAAAATCTAAAGAAATTTGGAAATATTCAAATGCCTGGGGGTGTTGTATTGAATGGTAAAGAAATATGGGATGAAGCTGATGCGGAAATACAAAAAATAGAAGAAGAAATGCAATCATACAATATTCTTCCATCTGAAATGTATTATGGGTAGATAATGTCAACTAATCTATACTTTAATAATTTTCCTTCACAAATAACATCCGAACAACTTTTAGTTGAGGACCTTGTTATTGAAGCAATGGGTATATATGGTATGGATGTGTTTTATTTACCTAGAGAAAGTCGTGATAAAGTAGATTATATCTATGGTGAAGATACATTAAAAACATATACAAAAGCATATCCTATTGAAATGTATCTTGAAGATGTTTTAGGTATGGAAGGTGAAGGTGATTTTGCATCTAAGTTTGGACTTGAAATTCGTGATGAAACTACATTTCTTGTATCTCGTCGCAGATTTAAATATACAACAGCAGCATCAAATCTCATTCGACCTCGTGAAGGTGATTTAGTTTATGTACCTTTATTACAAAATTTCTTTGAGATTACATTTGTTGAACATGAAAACAATCAAGCCATGTATTATACTTTAGGTCGTGGACGTGGTGGAAATGTTTATGTTTATGCATTGAAGATGAAACAATTTGTATTTTCAGAAGAAATTATTTCAACTGGTATTGAGGAAATTGATGAACAAATTCGTGATGAATATAAGAGAACTCAAATAATAGTAGATTCCGGAACAGGAACTTATGTAAATGATGAGATTGTATATCAAAGTGCGGATTTAACTTTAGCAAATGCATCAGCCCGTGCTTATGTTTATTCTTGGACTCCATCATCAAACAATTTAACAATATATTCAGTTCAAGGTACTTTTGCAAATGGAACAAATATATATGGAAATACAAGTGGTGCAATATATGCTGTTGATGGTGGTGGAATAGATGATTCAGCAAATGATAATAATGCATTTGAAGATATTGTTGACAATAAACGAATTCAAGATGAAGCAGATTTGATTCTTGATTTCACAGAAAAAAATCCTTACGGTACACCATAATGCTTCATAATACACATTTTTACAATAGAACCATACGCAAAGTTGTTGTTGCATTTGGTACAATTTTTAATGATATCTATTTGGTTAGATATACACAAGATGGAATTACTCCAAAAGAAAAATTTAAAGTACCTATTTCTTATGGCTCAAAAGAAAAATATTTAACAAGAATTACTTCTGATCCTACTTTAACAAAATCCATTCAAATTGCAGTTCCAAGAATTTCATTTGAATTGACAAATCTTACATATGATGCATCAAGAAAAAAACAAACTACAATGCAGAATTTTGCTGCCGATACTTCTTCTGCACTAAAAACACAATATTTTCCTGTTCCATATAACTATGATTTCTCAATGTCAATATATGTAAGAAATACTGAAGATGGCGCAGAAATTCTTGAACAAATTTTACCATTTTTTACACCTGATTTTAATGTTACAGTAAACTTCATTTCAGCAATGGATCAAAAATATGATGTTCCTGTTGTGTTAAATTCTGTTACTAATCAAACAGAATACGAAGGTGATTTTATGAGTACCCGTTTGATTATTTGGAATCTTGAATTTACTGCAAAAGGTTATATATGGCCAGCAGTTGTTTCTGCACCACTTATCAATCAAGCAAATACAAATATTTTTATTGATAACCAAACAGTAAGTTTACAAAAAGTATATGTTGATTATGCTAATGGTAATGGAACATTTGCACAATCAGAAACAATTCGTGTTAATAATCGTGATGTTATAGGTTCATTATATTATTTCAGTAATGATTCAACCGGTGTATTTGTTGCGGAAGGTCTAAATAAATTATTACAAGTGGGTGATGTAATAGTTGGTGATATTTCAAATGCAACATATACAGTAACATCACTTGATAAAACACCAATAAAAGCCCTTGCCGTTGTTACAACACCAAATCCAGCAAATGCAACTCCAGATAGTGAATTTGGATTTGCCGAATCACTTACAGAATATCCAAATACAATAGTATGAGTAATCTTAATAATAAATTATCGGAAGTTTTAAATGTTGAACCAATTTCAGAAGAAATAAATTTACCCGAAATTGTCGATGAAAAAGAAATTATTGAAGTTGAAACTGAAACAGTTGTTGAAGTTGATACCGAATATGCAAGAACAAACATTCGTGCGTTGATTGAAAAAGGCAATACTGCAATTGATAATATTCTTCATGTTGCAAAAGCATCTGAACATCCACGTGCATATGAGGTTGCAGCAAATTTCATAAAAACAATGTCAGATTTAAATAAAGATTTATTGGAATTACAAAAAGCACGTAAAACACTTGAACCAAAATCACTTGAGGGACCA